AGCAGTTTAGAGGTAAATTCTAAAAATTTTAAGTTGGACAAGGCAGGGAATTTAAGCCTTACGGGAACGGTCAATGCGGAAAGCGGAAGTTTCGGGGGATTCCAGATTGCAAGAGACGGAGAAGGCGCGTATCTGACAGGCGATACCATTTACGCTTGCGGTTTGGGTGGTACGACAATAAATATAAGCAATTATTTAAGTATAGCCACCTATGACGACATTACGGATTGTTACATGGATTTACAAAACTGCAATGTGGAAGTGACGGAAAAAACGTATTTTGGGTGGTTCAACTGTGAAGATATTCATTGCCGAAGCGTTTATGCGAATTGTGGGTCATGTAATGATATCGTGATTGATAAAAATCTTTCCTGCTATGATGTTTGGTCTAATAATGCGGGGATAGCATGGAGTGACAGGCGAATAAAGACGGACATTAAGCCGATTGAAAACGCCTTAGAATACATTCTTTCCTTGCGCCCTGTTTCTTACAAGTTGAAGGAATTTGAGGGAATCCATTATGGACTCATTGCGCAGGAAGTACTAGAAGGCGGGGATCCATACGAAATCGTGGAGCAGATGGAAAGCGGGTACTACTCCATAAGCTACGGAAAATTAGACGGCATTCTTGCAAGGGCCATGCAGGAGTTAAAGGAGTTATGCGATGGTTTATAAAGCGGATTCGCCCGAATCTATCCATGAAATAAAGGATGTGGAAGGGCATATAGAAAGAATTAACAGGGCGGTGCAGAATGTCTTTTCTTCTCTGGATCCGGACGATAACTTTTCTGCGGATGAACTAATGCGGTACGAAGAGACAAGGCACAATCTTACCTTACTCGATATAGGGATGAGCGGGCTATTTTCCAAGGTTGAAGAGACGGAAAACAAGATAAAGTCTGAACTCAAGGTATCGGAAGAGGGAATAAAGCTTCTTGTAAGTAAAGGCGATGTGACGAATCAAATCAATCTTTCCGGTGACACGCTAGAGATTACAGGAAACCGACTGGAAATAAACAGCCCGAATTTTGTTGTAAACGATACTAGAGCCGTGGCAAGAGGGGAGATAGTCGCAACAGGCGGAAGTATTGCAGGCTGGGAAATCCGCACGGATCAAAACGGAAGTTCTGCATGGTATGGGAAAGGTAATTCCAGAATCAATGCAAGAAATGTTATAGGCCGGTATGGGGATGCAAAGGAAATTAATGCCTACGGGGATGTGTATATTAATGCGACACCAAAAGGAAACTTTGCAGATATTATCTTGAAAGATACAAAGTTTAAAGGGAATTTCTCTTGCAGTGCGATTGAAAGTTCCGGGCGCATGATCTGCACCAGTATGCAACTGTACACTACTCAAAGAGGGTATCGAGAGTCAATCCCATCAAATAAGACAACGCCTAAAGAAAGCGAGGTCGAGGACTATGGAATTGATAAGCGGTATCGCAGTAGATACAACAAAAACGAATCCCCTATGGGCGGTCTTGTAGCAAGTGGAAATATTGAATGCTACTACGTCTCTTCTTCTCTTTCCAGTGTTGTATGGAGCGACAGACGACTGAAGGACAACATTCGGAGAATAGAAAAAGATAAAGCATATAAGCTGCTTAATGAATTAAATCCGTGTTCTTTTTCCTATAAAGCAGATGGAGAAAAAGCAACGGGATTTATAGCGCAGGAAACGCCGGAAGAATATCGGTACAAAATGCGAAACGGGCTATATGGGCTTAGATACGATTCCATTATGTGTTGCCTGGATACTGTATTAAAAGATATGGGGGAAAAATATGGAAGAGATGGATAAGGTAAAAGCCCTACTCATGCAGAATCAGAAGATAATCCGCTATGCCTCTGAAAATGTTTCCCTTAAAGATTCTTTCTCGGATGAGTTCATAAAAGAATACGGCGAATTGCGAGGGAAAATTTCCGAATATACGGTTAGTCTTGAGGGGATAAGATACCGTATTCAAGGGATTGAAAGCGATATCGAATCAAATGTAAAGATTCTGTCTGATAAGATTTCGCTTTCGGTCAAGAAAAAAGACGTCGTGAAGGAGTTAAATACGGAGTTATCCGCAGGAAAAGGGATAAAACTACAAGGCGAACGCTTTAAGGTGGATACGGAACGATTCAAGGTAAACGAAGCGGGGATTCAGTTTAAAGGGGAAGTCAATGCCACAACGGGAAAATTAGGCGGGTTTCTAATCAGCGGGAATTCTTTAATCGGCGCGGAAAATACATCTATCGGTGCAGGAATTATTAATACCGCCAACATGACTATGACGGGGGCAAGCGCGGAACTGATAGATTGCAATCCCGATAGCATAGAAGGAAAGCGTGTTGTTTGGACATCTGACAGAACGATAGATAAAGATGCAAAGACGGAAAGCACGACAACTTTTAAAGGAGAAATGAATGTCTCGGGGAATATTTATGCGACATATGGATGGAATCAGCAAATAGATCCAGACGGTGACCCGCACGGAACGGATTTCAATTTTCATATCGGATACATTAATGTAACGCAAAGCTGCAGGCTGGAAGGGAAAGACGGAAGAAAGACCCCCGCAAACCGCGCGAGATGTTCCGAAATTATATCAAATAAGACAGGGGAATCATGGAGCGACAAACGACTAAAGGAAGACATAAGGGATGTTGATGGAGAAAAAGCGCTGTCCCTTTTTAGAAAGATTCAGCCTGTGACCTATACATTGAAGGAAAGCGGGGAAAAAGGAACAGGATATATCGCGCAGGATCTAAAGACGGAACTGGAGAATCTAGGATTCAGCGGAATCGTGGAAGAGACTAACGGTTATTACGGAATCAGATATGAGGAACTAATACCGTTCCGCATTAAGGCAATACAGGAACTTTATAAAAGAATCATGGAAAGGAAGGGAAAGCATGGAGATAAAGGAAAAGGACTTGTTAAAGGCTACGGAATTGCTGAATAAAGTATCTATTACGGGGATTTCAAACATGGCAAATTTCGTAACAGCCTATCAATTACTGACAGGCATGGCAACGGTAGAGGAAAAGGAAGGGAGAAAAGATGGCACTGAATAATTCAATCGTTGATTATTTGAATCAGAAGGGGCAGGGAAGTTCCTTTGCTGCACGAAAACAGCTTGCAAGCCAACTTGGAATGACAGGGTACAGCGGGACGGCAAGCCAAAACACGAGCCTTTTAAATCAGCTTAGGAACAATGCAGGACTTAGCGGAAACAATACGCCTTCCGCAAATGTAACCGCAGGGCTGAATGCTGCAGGAATGCCGAGTGGTGGAGCAAGTGCAACAATGACATATTCTTCCTCTTCTTCCCGCAGCGCAGGAAATTACCCGGAAAGAAAATACAGCCCATCTAAGCAGGTAACAGATGCATATAACGCCTATAGCGCAAGGCTTTCAAGAATGCCGGATAACTATATGGAGTCGGACGAAGTGGAAGGCAGAAGGGAACAGCTTAGAAAGGTAGAGGAAAATCGCCCGGATCCGTTTAAGAGTAAGTATCAAGACCAGATTTCCAATCTACTCGATGGAATCTATAACCAGAAGAAATTCTCGTATACGGGAAAAGACCTGCAGAATGATGACATTTACAAGATGTATGCGCAAAGATATAGCGATTCTGCAAGGCGGGCCATGCAGGATACTATGGCGAATGCACAGGCGCAGTCCGGGGGATATGGCTCGTCCTATGCGGCGCAAGTGGCACAACAGGCATACGATAACCAGATGACCGGTTTAAATGATAAGGCTCTGGATTTTAGAGACAGGGCGTATCAGATGTATAGGGATGACCAAGCGAACGAGTATAACAAGCTTCAGGCATTCCAGGGGCAGGATAACACGGATTACGGGAGATATAGGGATACCGTGACCGACTGGCAGAATGATAGAAACTATTTCTTGAATGCCCTTAACGGAGAAAGAGCGCATGATCTGAATGTTTATAACGCCAATACATCGAATTACTGGAACGGCACGAACCATTTAGCAGGACAGTATAACGCTGATAGAAGCGCAGATATGAACACCTACAAGATGGATAACGACAATCTGAATTTCGATAGGGAAATGGCAATGAAGGAGGAGCAGTGGGCGAAGGAATACGCCATGAAGAAAGAAGCGCAAGACCTTGACAATGAGCTTGCAAGATTGAACATCGATAAAACGAAACAGGCACTTGCAGGAATGGTTGCAGGTGGAAGCCGTGGCGGCGGTGGTGGCGGTCGAGGACGAGGACGAGCAAAAAAGGAAAAGGAGTCTAAGAAACCGAATTACTTGAGAGTGCAGGGGCTTCCGACAAGGCATGTGATGGACATAATGGACTCCATATCGCCGTATTTTGGAAAGGGTGCGAATAATGTCCTTGCCAATCCGCGGCCTGCTGTTACTCCGGAGAGCGCATTAAAAGCAGCGCAAGAATTAAACGGGGTAGATTACTACCTGGATACATCGTTAGAGGATCCGCTTACCTATATCACGAGAAACGAATTGAAAAAAGCGAGAGAGAAGCGGGGCTATTAATAAAAGGGGGATAAGATGGGAAGAGCGAGAGATTGGTTTGACGGTAAGCAAAGAGAAGAAAATAGAAGATTGATTGAAGGATATATCCTAAAGAATACGAAGAAAGATTCACTTCCTAAAACCGAATACAGAACGAATACGGAGCAGGTAAATACTGCTCCTACTTCCTATTCCCCTGTGAAAGTAGAAATGGAGAATCCCGCGCCCTCTAATGATGTTAGCTTGGCGAAAAAGTATAGTGCAGGGCAAATGCTTAATAGCGAAGCAATGAATAATCTTAAAAAGTACCAGTCTGAAAATGCCACAAGCAACGCGACATTTAAAGCGGGCGTAAATCAAAGTAATGCAAAATTTACAAGAGAAGAATTACTTGATTTTTTAAAACCCCACAAGGTTGAATTTGGAAAAGAGAGAGAAGCGGTAGGGCAGGATGCTTTTGAAAACAGAAAAGAGTATCAGTTCTATAATAATCTGTCTCGAGTTCCGATAGTGGGTAATTATGCGCCAATGCTTGCGGGGGGTGAGTATGTATTAAGCGTACCGCTTTCAGCAGCAGAAGGTGCGGTGAATCTGGGGAAACAGGCATTTTCTAAAGAGAAACTAGGACCCGAAAACTTTGAGTTTGCAAAAAAATCAGCGGCTCTTAGAGAAGGCGCCTTACGTGCATTGCGTAATAATTTAGGAATGCAATATGACGATGTGGTAGATTCAAGAGAAAAAACGGCTAATTTTATTGGTGGAGTAGTTGCAGACGCAGCAAGTTCATCAGCTAATAACATTGCACTTGGAAGGGGAAGCCTTGCTGTTGCCGGATTGAATGCGGCTAATCAAGATATGTTGGAGTCCTCTCAAAATGAAAGACTCACAAGAAACCAATTGTTAGCAAGTGGAATTGCTCATGGTGCAACAGAGGCGGCATGGGAATTTCTGCCGACAATGCGTTTCCTAGAGTTGTCTAAATATGGACTTGGAACTTCCACAAAGGAAATTACAAAGAATGTTTTAAAACAAATGGGGCAAGAAGGAATAGAGGAGTTCGGAACAGACATAACTAATGATATTACTGACACTCTCATTAAAGGTAAGGAATCTGAAGTAGTAAAAGAATATCTTGCTAGGAAGGAAAACGGAGAGAGTGGCACTTCTGCAATGCTTAATACAGGAGTAAGCAGACTAGGAAATGCGGGAATGAGTTTCTTGGCTGGTGCTTTATCGGGTGGAATGTCTGCAGGAATTGCAGGGGCAACACATACATTTAGCCAGGGAATGCGATATAACGATGTAAATAATTTTAAGGAGATTGCGGAGAGTGCCGACACGACCACAGAGGAAGGAAAAGCAATCCATGAGGTAGCGAATCGCTTAGCTGAAAAAGAAGCTAAGGGGCAGAGAATAACCGAATTTGATAGAGGATATCTTTCCAATGCTGTAGAGAATGCGGCTATCGAGGACTACAACAGACGGAAAGAGGAATTGAAAAGTAAAGATAATCTTCAAGAAAGTAAAGATAATCACCAAGAAGAAGCCGAAGCGGAAAAGCCCGGCTCTGTTCCTTATGCGCTTTTCTCAAATACAGAAGCAGGACAACAAGCAAAGCTTGAAAATGCAATCAACGAAAATCTAAGCAAGGTAAATAGAGAGAGTATCGACTATAAAAACCCTCTGCAGGAGTTTTCCAAAAACTACGATACAGAGGGCAGAAAGGCATTTGTAGAGAACTATGACGGAAGCGTACCGCTTACCGAATACATAAAGGCAAGTACACACGCTTATAACCTTGGGCGGTATAACTATAATCTGGATGGCGAGGATAGCCTGGAAAAGACTGCAAGCATGGCACTGCTTTCTAAGGAGCAGAGAGAAAGCCTATTCAAAGCGGGAGTAAAGGATTACGAGAATGCTATTAGCAAGTGGAACATAAAATATAAAGAGCGTATAGAAAAGAGAACAGGCGGGCTAATGGATAGCGTTCCGCATGCGCCGGAGAATCTGAAAAATGTATTAGGTGCGCTCGGAAAGAAGACAGGTATTCTTTTCCGTATTATTGATTCCAAATATCAAGACGAAAACACAAGTAACGGATCATACGAAATGGGAAGGGGAATTATTACTATCGACCTGCAGAGTGATAACATTCTCGGAACGGTATCGCATGAAATGACACACTGGATAAAGGAGTACGCAAGCGACGGAGCAGACCAAGGCTATTACGGCTGGTTCAAGGGGCTTGCCTTAAATAGCATTTTAAAATCCAAGAACACGGATTTAGATTCCCTTATTGAAACCTATAAGCAGGCTTACGGAAATTTATCCAATGAGGAAATCACCGATGAAATCGTGGCGGATTCCACTATGCACTTCTTAAATGACGAGGAATTCATTAATAAGTTAGTGAATGGAACGGAAGAGCAAAAGAGCATTGGAATGAAGGTGGTTCAATGGCTAAACGATATTATCGAATCATTCAAGGATTTAATCAGCCATAACGGGGAGCGACTGGCAAGCAGGGCACTAAGAGAAGACCTAGCAAGATACGAAGAAACTAGGGATGCATGGCTTGTTGCTATGTCAATGGCCAAAGAGAATATGGCGAAATATGAAGCAGTAACAGAAAACAGCGACAGCGGGGAACTGTCGCAGGTTCAGTTGCAGAAAGTTATTAATCAAGGGAAAGCACACGAGCAATTACTTGACCATATCTATCAGACAGGAACGCACAATAATCAATATGTTTATATTCAAGAGACGCCGAAGATCCTTACTAAGATTTTGGGGGTTGATAGTTTGCCTATGGTTATGGATGTAGAACATGTTGTTACTGTGCAGGCAAAAACTCAAACTGAAATAGAACAAAAATTAAATTTGACACCGCAACAAGCACAATATAAAACTGCGCATAAATTAACTGCGAAAGATATATTAAAAGATATTAAAGCAATCGAAAACCCTGCATTTATTATTAGGTCAGACGATAAAGGTATGAACTGTAGTTTTGTTGTTGTAACGAACGAATATGATGGTGATGGGAAAAGAGTGATTGTAGCTGTACACCCTTCTGACAGCTTTAATTATTCAAAAATTAGTATTGTTTCAAATAGAATTAAGTCACTTTATGGCAGAAACCGATTTGGAAATTATCTTCACAATTATGAAAGCAATATTATTTATGTAGATCCAAGCGAAAGACATATGAAATATTTTTACAAAGAAGAAAACAGAGGCACAGCCCCAACTTACGTAAGCTTGGTCTTACCCGCAACCTCTGTTATCAACGCAAATTTAGCACGCTTTCAAATGGATGTCAACAAGATTCTTCAAAATGTAGACCCGAATGCAAGAAATAATTCGGCTAAAGTTGAGCCGTATTTTCAGACTGAATTGCAAAATTTTACGAATTCACAATCTAACAGTACGGGAAATACAACATCGGGAACGAACACTCCCAATCAGCTGGACATTTCCGAAGAATACTATAACAGCCTTGTAGAGGAGAATGAAAACCTAAAGGAAGAGAATAGCTATCTGTCCGATGTGCTGAACGCAGAAACACGATTCGAGCCGTCAAGGAGCGATGTAAACCGCATTGCAAGTGATTTACTTTCACAGTACAATTCGCAGTTTAGTAAGGCAAAGCTTGCGGATCAGTTAAGCGGTTTCTATAAGTACCTTAGCGAAGCAAGAGATATTGAAGGTGGAGAGGTGCGGAACGTAAGCCGTGCAATTGCTAGAGAGGTTATAGAGAATGCCACCTACAAGGAAGATTCCGAGGTGCAGGACTATAACAAGGTAAAGGATTTCTTTAGCGGAAGACCGATATACATTACTGAAAAGGAATTGCATGATTTGGGGTATGAGAAGTACGGAGACCTTAGAAAGCAGTATTTCGGAAAGATTGATTTCAGAAAAGCAACAGTAGATAACAGGGGAAACGCAGACGATGTATATAAGAGTTTTACAGAAGCGTTCCCTTACCTTGTTACGGGCGATAAAAGCTATACCGATGAATTGAATAACCTTATTGAAGCCTACGAAATGGCTACGCCTAAAGTATATGAAGCCTTCCCCGGAGAAGAGCACGATCATGCGGTCGATAGGCTTTCCGATGAAATATATGACGCTTTTCTTTCCGTCGGAGATGAAAGGCTTTATCAGAAGTACAAGGACGGCTATAAGAAGATAAAGGAAAAGGCAAGGGCAGAAGTACAGGCAGAGTATCAGAAGAAGTATACCAAGGCACTTGATAAGATTAAGCAGCTTAGAAAAGACTATGAAAGTAGTCTTATTAGCCATGAGGAATTCATAGACGCAGAATCCAGGCTCTTAAGCCGTGGCGGTGCAGAGTATCAAGCCCGCCTTGAAATGCACAGAGCCTACAGACAGAAGCAGGACGAGCAACGCCATAGACAGATTTATAAGAAAGAGATTGTAAGGGATAGTAAAGCCTTGATGAAAATGGCGGTAAACCCGACTGATAATCTCCATGTGCCGAAGGTGCTACTAAAAGATTTAGTGCCCGTGCTTTCCGCTGTAGATTTTTCTTCTTATGATGCTTTCTATGAGAAGAAGCCGAAAATCGAAATGACGGCAAATGAATTTAAGACGGCACTTGCAACATTAACAAGCAGAATCCAAGAGGCAGAGAAGAACGGTGATGTCTTCACGGAAGAAAACGGAAAGGGCGTATATTTCCCTATAGATCCAAGCTTAGTAGAAGGGCTTAGTGAGATAAAGGACGCTGTAGATGGAATCGGTGGAAACATGAACCGTCTTAGTACGGAAGAACTGCAGACTTTGCGGGACAGCCTAAGAGGGTTTAAGCATATAGTAGAGAGTCAAAATAAATATATCTCCATGCAGAGCAACGAAAGAATCAGCGATGTGTCCAATGCTGTAATAAGCGACCTTAAGAAAGAAAAGACAGGCTCAGAGTATGGATGGGGTATAGGCACAATAAAGAACGGCTTGCAATTTAATATGCTAGACCCGCTTAGCTATTTCCACACGATGGGAGATGGTGGCGACAAGATATATAAAATGCTTAGAAATGCAAGGGATAAAAAGACGCTTGCATTTACGGACATTATGGACAAGTACCATGAAGGTATGAAAAAACTGGGAATCACTCCAAAGGGCACGGAAAATCTGTCTAAAGACAAGGTGCATTTTACAGCTACAAGCTTAGACGATATGCAGGAACATACTGTAGAAATGACCAAGTCGGGCTTAATGTCTATGTATCTTTACACATTGAGAGACCAAGCAAGAATGCACCTTTTCGGGGAAATAACAAACAGCGAAACAGGCGAACGGCAAGAGGGCGATTTCAAACTTGGCGGTTTCATAATTAAGGAAAATCCGGGAGGAATTCTTGGAAAAACCACCAATGCTGCAGAGACCTATAAGCTGTCCGCAAAAGAAACAGAAGCGATTATAAAGGAACATTTGGGAGAAAAGGAAATTGCGCTTGCTAAGTTAATAGGAAGCCTTCTTTCTAATGATGTTGCAATGTACGGGAATGAAGCAAGTAATGCGGTATATGGCTATGACAAATTTACGGAAAAGAACTACTTCCCGATTAAGGTGGATAGCGACAGCCTTACCATGAAAAATGCAGACCTTGAAAAAATGATGTCTACCCTAAAGAACAAGGGTATGACAAAAGCGCTGCAGAAGGAAGCATATAATCCTATTGTCATTGATGATATTTTTGATGTAATGGTAAAGCATATTGACGAAATGACTTCCTATAGTGCGTATTTTCCGGCAATTACTGATATGCAAAAGTTCTACAATATGAATAATGAAAACGGCGATTCCGTACACAGACAAATATCCCGTGTCATGGGTAAGGGTGGCACTGAATACTATATGAATCTCCTTAGAGACTTAAATGGAAGCCGTGGAGAGGATACTCCAATAGGAAAAATGGCTTATGGACTTGCGGGATTATACAAGGGGGCTTTAATCGGCAATAACTTGCGTGTAGCGGTGCAACAACCTATGTCTTATATGAGAGCAATGGGAGCAATAGAAGCGAAATACCTTATGCAGGGGCTTAGCCTTCCTGTTACAGAAGCAAATAAGGAGTGGGAACTTTGCCAAAAGTACGCACCTATAGCCAAGTGGAAAGCATTGGGCGGCTCATACGACATCAACTTAGGGCGCAGTACTCGAAGCCTTTTAACAGGGGAGACGAGCCCAATGGACAAAATCAATGCAGTTAGCTTCTTCTTACTTGAAAAAGGAGACGAAGCGGCATGGAAGCGTATGTGGTATGCAGCAGAAAAGAAGGTCGAAGATACTACAAGCCTAAAGAAAGGATCAGAGGAATATTATAAGGCGGCGGCAGATATATTTAATGATATAGTGGATAAAACGCAGGTTGTAGATACCGTCTTAAATAGAACCGACGCAATGAAGGATAAAACCGCAATGGCAAGAACTATGACCTCCTTTATGAGCGAACCCTCAAAAACCTATAATATGATGTATCGCTTGATTTATGATGTGAAGAGGGGAAAAGCTACTGCCGGAGAAGTGGGAAGTGTTCTTTCCAGTATATTGGTAAGTAGTGCTATGGTATCGGCGGCGGCTTCTTTGGTGTCCGCAATGCGTGACAGGGATAAGGAAAAGAAATTCGGAGAGAGATGGTTAGACCATTTCTTTGGTGATTACCTTGAAAATATAAACCCGATTAACTGGGTGCCAATAGCAAAGGACTTGTTTTCTGCTGGTATAAATATATTACAAGGAAAGCCATTTTATAGTAATAATCTTGCAACAAAACCACTTGAGGATGTGCTAGGTGCAATTAAAGAGATAAATGATGTTGCGACAGGAAAGAGTAAGAAAACTTGGATAGGTGCAGGCTATAAAGTATTAAAAGCATTTAATGTTGGCGGAATATCCCTTTACAATTTAGCTAGAGATACTGCAGCAATCTACGATACAATTATCTATGACAGTCCGCTTGCCAATGTAAAAGCGCAGTTTGAGAGAGACGAAAGTCTGTTTAAGGCGAGTCACCAAAACAATAAGGGGGCATATGACAATCTTAACCGCCTTTTAAAATCTGCATTAAAGGCTTACACATTAGGCGATACGGAAACAGGAAACTACATTGTAAATAAGCTGAAAAATCAAATCCCGGATGATATTGTCAATGAAGCGTTGCAAAGAAACTTGTCAAAAGACGAAACTATATCTCTTATGGCTGAAAAGAAGCTGAACGGCGAAGACTACACAGAGGAAAAGGAAAGTCTTTTAGAACAAAGCTACACCGAAGAAATGATAGATAAGGCGGTCGATAGTGCATTTAAGAAGTTAAAGCCAGTAAGTAATGAGGACTTAGCGGAAAGCCTTTTCGAGCAGTCGGAAGGCTACAAAGATAATCTATCATCCTATATTGAGTACCAAAAGGCGAAAGGGGAAGACGATAAGCAGATAAGGAGCAGTATAAAGAGCGCTGTAACGAGTAAGTACAAGAAGCTGTATCAAGATGCGATAGGAAATCCGGCTGTATCGGATGAGATTTTGAAAAAGATATTGCGGATCACCTACGATGGAAAACAACTCTATACTGAAAAGGACTTGAAGCAGTGGGCTAAATAGAGAAGAGAGGGGCAAGGAAACTTGCCCTTTTCTTTTTTATTGCGAGGGAATAAGTGAATCCTTAACGCTAGTATGAAGAAAAAGCCCATAGGGGAGAAAGGGGGAGAGCGAATGGAGATAATCACAAGCGATACATTTATCTTAGGGGTAGTAGGGGCAATCTTTGCAAGTAGCGGGTTTTGGGCGTTCGCCCTGTATGTATTTCAATCGCGGCAAAAATTAAGAGAGCATGACAGAGATATTCTTGCCTGCTTAAAAGGCTTAATGAATATAAGGATCAGACTCCAAGCAGAGGAATACATTGCTAGGGGAAGTATAACGAATGCAGAGTATCGGGAACTAATCGAATACCTATATAAGCCATATAAGGCAATCGGCGGAAACGGATTGGCTGAAAAAATGGTACGAGAGGTTGAAGAACTACCGATAACATCAAGAAAGGAGTAAAAAATGGATTTTGGAATTGGAGCAGTGGTAGCAATCACAGTAATTACTTACCTAATTGGTATGGGGTGCAAGGCATGGGAGAAGCTGGACAGTAAGTTTATACCGGTGATTTGCGGATTTGTCGGGGCAATCCTCGGAGTTGTGGCAATGAAGACCATGCCGGATTTTCCTGCAAAGGATATCTTGAACGCCATTGCGATTGGAATCGTAAGCGGTCTTGCTTCTACGGGGGCAAACCAAGTTAAGAAGCAGTTATCTAATTAAGAAAGGAGATACTACCATGAGTAAGAATGCACCATTTGAGAGATACGAAGGAATTGATGAGGACGCAAAGCAGCAGGATATCCCCGTTCCCAGCAAGGGGCAGGCTGATAATTCCGTGCA